TCATTACTTCTTCTCATAAATTCATTAGACATAGTATATTGCCAATCATCAATCACTAGATTTTTAATCTCTGGACGATTATCAGATATATATTTCATAAATTTAAGGATATTAGCCGTAACATCAGAAGAATAATAATTACCTGTCTTCTTTTCGGTGTTAAATGGTGTATAATTCTTTTTCCATCCCCTAAAAGGCAATGGTTTATTTATACAATTTATTATAGCTGTTGTTTTAGGGTCTAATGTTCTACAACTTGTAGACTTACCAGTCCCTGATTCTCCTATTACTCCAATAAGTTCACTCATTTGTTTGTTTGTTTTAATTATTAATTATTTATTTACTATATTTTTGATATAGTTGTGGGTTAGTCTGAAAATTTAAAAGTTGAGGGAGTTCAGTAAATTGTCCTACCTCTCCAATAAAATGTAAGGGTACTCTAATATCTGAAGGACCGTCTCTGTTTTTAAGAACACATAATGACCTAAATCTATCTTTTAGTTGCTTTATATCAAAACCTCTAAAATTTTCTAATTCATGCCTTCGTGGGCTAAATAACGATAAAATAACATTAGCATCTTGCTGTGTATTACCTGAGTCTTTAAAATCACTTAGCTGAGGTTCTATTTTATCCATTTTCATTCTCTCAGAACTGGTATTTCCTCTACCAATTTGCTGTACAATTACAGGACTGAAACCAAAGTTATTTCTCATAGGTATCATATATTCTGATAATTTATCTACTGTTTCTTTGGTAGTCATACCTTGTTCTTTTTTTGATAAAGAAACATGGTCTACCATAATCATAGTATATAAATTTGGGTCATTAGGAATATAATAATCAAAAGCTTCTCCTTTTCTACCTTCATCTGTTTTATATTTTTTAGTAACAAATTTGCCATTTTTTTTAGCATAATTTATCATAAATTTGTTAATACCTGTAGGGTTTATAGCCCCATCAAATATTTCTAAAACATCTTCTAGCTCTTCAAAATAATTTCTAAGAAGAATTACTTTATCATATACCTCTTGAGATACTCTATTTTTACCTCTAGATAAAACAAAATTAATATCAGTAATAATTGCATAATCAGTATATAATTTCTTACATATACCTTTAGTCATTTTTACTGTTTTATCAATCTCAAATGACCAATAGATCATTTTCATTTTCATCTTAGTTTTAGGATTATTTTTAATCCAATCATAAGGATTATACAAAAAACAATTATCTGCAAATGCAGTTTTACCTGTACCTGTCTCTCCACCGATTAAATAGTATGTTCCTTGTTGTATATCAGGAACATAATCTACTAATCTATCAAAACCCATAGGTAATCCAATATTTAAACCTTCTTTACCTCTATCTATTTTATCTATTACTTGATCAAATATCATCTGTCATTCCCCCACTATATATATTAACACTAGGATCTTCTAGATACATTTCAACATATTGATAAAGATAACTTTCTGTTTGTGGGGACCCTTTCCATATAAAATGATCAGCTGCCTTTGAGTACATATATCTATCTTTTGCTTGTGAATTAAGATATAATTTAGTAGCATTCATAATAATGTCTTTTGTCATTACTACTTCTTTACTACTAAGCTCTTGAATAAATTTCTTCATTTTTATTACACAATGACGAAAAGTACCTTTAAGGGCCCTTCCTCCTATATTTTTAGAAGGAAATAATTCTCTATAATCTTCTATCCAACTATTACATCCATCAGCTTCTTTTTGAATTTGTTTAGTATGTTCTGCTTTATATACTCCTAATATAGTTTTGGCTTTTCTTTTTAATTTTACACCATCTTCTACTATTTCTATAAAATCTCTCTCCACTAAATCATCTAAACTAACTTCAACTTCAACAGATACATAAAGATTGTCTCTGTGTAATACAGAATATAAATAAACATACTCATCAGGTCTTAGGCCTTTATTGGCCAAGATTTTTAAATCAATTTCCATAAATTATTTATTTTTAAGAACGAAAATAGAATCTTATATTTTCTTTCCCAGATAGTAAATTTGCTTACTTCTTATATAAAACTCTTCTCTAGAGTCAAATATACAAAAATATTAGTACATATTTGCTATCCATTTTGGAATTTCCATATTCTTATTTTGTTCAATTTCTTTTAAAATTTCCTTAGAAAGCCATATCTCAATAACTCCCTCTTTTGCTTTTATAATAACTTCTTTTTTTATTTTTTTTTCTTCTCCCTTTTTGTTCATTTATTTAATTTTTTTAATACAATCATTAATATTATTATAGTAAATCATATTAAGGCTGTCAGTATCTTTAAACATACTATCAAACCACTTCTCCTCCTGAGTGCCCATTGTCATAAAAATATATACATTACCTAATGTACCATCATTACGCATTCTACCTATTCTTTGTATTAGATCTTTAGATTTACTGTAATAACTCATAATTATACATGTATCTAAATCTACTAAATTAGCCCCCTGTTTAAGCTTTTTGAAACTTCCTATAAGATTAGTTTTCTTTTTATCAAAGTTTTCTCTTATTTTAATATTAGTCTTATCATCATTATTAGATGAAACTACATTGGATGTTATTTTTTCTAAAGCTTCTAAACTATTGCCAAATATTATAGTACGTTTTTTTTTAATTTCAAGCTTTTCACAAAGTATTTTAGTAGCTTTACTTTTACTTTCTAAATTCCATAAAATTTTAGCCCTAGCTGCTGAACTAGTACGTATCCTAAATAATTTAATATTTTCAGGCATATAAAATGCTTGAGCCATTTGTTTAGACCAATACTGATATGCTGACCACTCAGTCTGCATAAAAGGCTTCTTTTTATTACCTGCTTTAACATTTTTATTCTTCATATCAAGCTTATGCCTGATAACATGTATATTAAGTTTACGGCTAGTACCATCACGTTGTCCATCATCTATATTATAAGTATAACATACTGGTGCTATAGTTTTAATCATATCACCTTTAGTTATCTCATTATCTTCATCTGCCCATGCCTTAGCATCTACAGTAGCTGATAATCCTAGTATATAACTAAACTGATTATTAGTATAGAATTCTGAATACTTAGTAGTCAAGCTATCATGAATTTCATCAGCTATAACAAGATCATACTTTTGCTTTGTTAATTTATAAGCTGACTGATAACATAAAAAGTCAATTTTATGATTAACTTTCCATTTTTTAGCTTCATTACGCAGTTCTTTTTCACGGTCTTTTACCTCAGCTAAGAATAATATTTTAGAAGTTTTAGGTAAAAGCTTTATAGCCTCCATAGCAATTTTAGTTTTACCAAGACCAGTTATAATCTCAACAGTTCCTCTTTTATTGTTTTTAACCCAAGCTTGTAAAGCTTCATTTTGTATCTGCTCTCTTTTCAATATATTTTTCATATAAATAATCTATTGGATGTTTAAATGTTTCAGAGGTTACAATAGTAGTAGCACCTGAGTCCATATACCATTCTCCTATGTATTTTGGTAATACTACCATTGTTATGTATAACCAATTATGATCATGTTTAGTTTCTCCATCTTCCCAATGTATTAACTCAGGATTATCTTTAAGTATATAGACATGGATAGTCCCCATGAATTTCTTCATGAGGACTTCCAATCTTTCTATATGATCTTTAGTCAAAGTCAAAGTCATCATCTACAGGAGTAACATTTGTTTCTAAACTATTTTCCCACCAATTATCCTCTTTATCCTCTTTATCCTTCTCATTTTGGATTTCTTCAGTTTTAGTTTCTTGCATCTCTTCATCTGCTTTAAACTCAAGATCCTCTAAGTTCTCTAAAGTATCATCGTCTTCAATAGTTAATTGTTGTACAGGTTCTTGTACAATTTCTATTAAACCCGCTGCTTCAAAATCATCATCTTCTTCCTTATCTAAGTCATTAACTGATATATCTTCAGATTCTGCAACATGGTCTACTTCACAAACATCTTCAGATATAATAGATAATTCTTCCAAAGCTTCTGTAACTCCTTCTATTAATTCTTCATCATCAGGATTTACTTCATCAATGTTATCCAAAATATGTACTGTTTCAGAAATACCATATGTTGCAGGATTATTTTTCAAATCTTCTTCTGCATCTAGTTCTTTAGCATCAATAATATTAATACTAGGATTATCATTAATACCTTTCATAACTACTTTACATAGTGGAAATGATATATCAAGAATATCTTGATTAATTAAATTTCCATAAGTATTTTTAATAACTTTATTAGCTAAAGAAAGGGCTACTGATTGAATAGACGATATAACATTCATATCTAATTGAGAATATTTATGTAAAAATTCTATTTTTGTTTCCTCATTATAATCATAATATATATCTAATCCACTAGATTCTCTAAAAGTTTTAAAATTAACAGAATTATATGATTTATTGTATCTCATAGTCTGATGAAATTCTCTCATAATATCAAACACATATACAGCTGATTTTTCTATATTACAATTAGCTAAAACTTCCATAGCTAAAGTATGATTATCCTTATCTGATGATTTAAGTAAATTACACATTTGGTCATACATATCTTCATCAATTTCTGGACTAGCATCTTGAAGAGATTTATTAATAGCTGTATCTAAATAATAAGAGCTATGATTACCGTTTAATGTATTTTCTATAACATCTGATATATAATCTTCTTTAAATATTTTTGTATAAACATTACAAGAATAATATTCTTCAGGTAGTGAAATAGGATCTATTAATGGCTCTTCCCAAGTAGTTCTATAAACTTTATAAATATCTTTATAGTCAAAAATAGGAAAACTAATATAACTTTTTTGAAGATCTGAATAACCTAATAACTTCATATTATGATCTCTTAATAATGTATGAAAACTATAATTTATATATATTTTCTCATTATTATCTAATAAATCATTAAACATATCAAGATTCTCTTTTTCCCAATTATTATAATTTATTTCACTTAAATTATATTTATCAAAATCTTCAGAATGATAATCTATCCATAATTTAATCATATTAGCGGGAACTTCATAAGAATTTCCTACACCTTCTATATATTTATCAGAATTTGAAGATATAAATTTATGAGTACCATTAGTCTCTTTAATAGTAACAGATACTCCTAATGATTTCCACATCTCTCGTATTTTAAATCTTGGAACAGTACACCCAGGAAAAAGATATAATTTATCTTTTTTACAAGGAGTATATATTTTAAATTCTAAAGTTTCATATGCTTCTGATAACTTTTTTTCGTCTACTACTTTTAAAATAGATACATCTATAGTAGTTGGATCTACACTATTGGACCAACTACTTCCTTTACTTAAATTAAGTAATAAAATATTTTTAATTATTGACATATTTTTGTTTTTATTATTATTAAATAACAGAATCCGGCTTTAATATTATCTCTCCACGAATAGTTGCCTTACGGTACTTATAGGGAAAATTTTCACGCACTCGGTTTTATTATGTGCTGGCTTCATCTGTTATTATAGTTATTTATCTGGTAATCATTGCCATTACCTTTGGATTCATCATATATTTGGACCATTTTTGTTTGTTACTCGCTACTAATTGAGAAGCAATAGTATAACGTAAATCATCTGTAAAGATATTATCTGTAGTAGTTAGCATTATAATCCTTTCATTGATTTTAGGATCAATAGGATTTTTGCTTGCATACTTTATAGTATAGTTAGTTAAACGTGTTGCTAATACAGAAGCAATATCTGCTCTATAATTATTATCAACATATAAAGCATTTGTAAGTTCTAATATGATATCATCTTCAGTTCCTTCTAGTAACATTTTTTTAGGAGTTACTAGTTTATCAAGATTATTATTAATAAATGTGGTAAACATTGTAGAAAACTCTCCTCCAACTGAACCTTCACCAATAAGTTGTATCATTGGTAAATTACTTTCAAAATCTGAAAAACTAGAAATACTATTAAAAAATGTACTTGCACATCTAGAATTAATATCCTTTTGTATAACTTCAGGGTGCATTAATAAGAAGTTAATACATCTTCCATCCATACCAGAATTTTCAGCCCATTCAGCCCAACAATCTACATCAAACTGTATAGAAGTATTAACCATCCTAGTTTTTTGTGCAGGATCCATAGCTTGTACAAAATAATCTCCATTATCAGGATTAGTACTTAAGAATATATGCCAATTCTTTGGAAGTTTCCAAGAAATATACTCTTGTTTCTGTATTAGCTCCATACAAGCTTGTTGAAATCTACTATCAGCACGAGAATAGTCATCTAACAATAATATACCCCCTGGTTTCTTACCTTCTATCCACTCTGGAGAGCAATAAGACATTTGAGACTTACCAGTAGCCAAAAGACCACGATCTTTATAAGTTTGTACTAATTGCTCATTAATCCATTTTTTAGCCCATATAGGATTCTCCTTAGTGCCTTTATTTTTAGCCATTTCAAATTGTCTAATAGGAAAACCTACAAGATCCCCTAATTCTTCAATTTGTGCTAAATTAAGTTTTACTAAATCTAATTCTAATTCTTCAGCTAATTGTTCAATTGCACTGGTTTTTCCTATACCAGCCTCTCCTTCAACATTAACAGCAATAGGATGCATTCCTTTTTCCTGTATATGTTGGTTATTTTTTACAAAGTGTTTAAGATAATCTTTTAGTTCTTTGATATTTAATTTAGTTTCTGCCATTTTGTTTTATTTTATTTTTTGGTTAATTTAATTTTATACATTTTCCAGGTAAATTATCATTGAGCTTACTCTTAGAACTCATTACCCATAAAGTTCTACCTCTTGGTGGTGTAGTAGGATTAGGTGCTTCTCCATCAGTAAGATATATTAAACAACTATATTTCCGTATATCTTTATTAAAATGATCTACTACTGGTGTAAAAGAAGTACCTCCACGTCCATGAATTTTATGTTCAACTCCTTTTTTATAAGGAGATATATCTACAATTTCAGTATCACATTGCACAACAGTAATATCAGTTCCAGTTTTATTTATATGTTCTATTTCTCCAAAAAATTCTACTAATTCTTCACTACTTACAGAGCCTGAAGTATCTATTCCTACTAATACATGACGTTTAGGTTTAATTTTTAAACCAGGATTTTCCTCGTACCTTTTATTTAGTTTACGTCTTAATTTTTTAGTATAAATTTTAGTACCTCCACCTGCAAAACGTCTTAAATAACCTCTCCAGTCAAACTTAGGAGGCTCAGGGTTAAGAAGTCTATGAATTAATTCTTCTAACTCTCCAGGAATAGTTCCTCTAGATTTTACAGTAGAAGCAGTTTGCTGAATTTGATATTCAGCTTGTTTTTGGATCATTTTTTTCTCTGCTTCTGATAAATTATTAAATTCTTCCCATGTAGTATGATTATCTCCTTGCATATTGCCTTGAGCAGCCCCTCCGTCCATGCCTTCTTTAAGCTCTTTAGTAAGACCAGAACCATTTCCACCTTCTATTTCGTCTTCTTTTAGCATTTTATAGTAATAATTAGTACCTGCTTTTTTTTCAAGTAATAATCCTGCTTTACGATACTCATCTATATCTATACACCCTTTAGGTAACCAATCTTTTTTTATATATTGATTAATTTCCATATCTGCAGCTATATTAAATAATTTATGATCTGGATATTTACTATCTCGCATAGTTATATGATTAAAAGCTATATGTAATAATTCATGTTTAATTATGCCTTTCATTTTATCATTATCTAATGTATCCCAAAATTTAGGGGATATAGTAAGCTGAAATCCAATACCATTTTTACTAACACCTGCCGTCATTACTCTGTCGTCCCAAACTTTATTTAAAGTCATTGAAAATAGCCCATAAAAAGGCTCTTTAATCATAAGATTTTTTATAGCTATTGCTAATTTTTGTTCATTTTCCATAGTATTATTATTTATTAACTATTCCCCATATAAGTATTGCTACAAAGACTATTAACCCAAATACTCCAATACCTTTCCACATTATTTTTGATAT